AATTGGCTAATAAACTCCATAATATTGAGCGCATCCTTACATTGCTCGTTTAAGAAAAACTGCATGTTAAAGTTATTATTATGAGTTGTATTATTTGTAGTATTGTTAGTTATATTTGTAACTTGACTACTACTCTTTTCTGCCATCTCAATAATTTTTTTATTTTGTTCTATTAACATTTCCTTCAACTCCTTGTTTTCTTTTAACTGTTCGTGAAATAACCCAGTTATTATATTTAACTGAGTTGCATCATTTTCTTGTGTATTTTCCAATTCATTAAATTCCAAATTTCCAGTACACTTTTTTCGGTGCGTCCATAATCCTTGGCGGTGCTTATATTTCTTACCACAATTGCAAACAAAATTGTCGGAACTTTTTTTGGCGTTTTCGGAACTTTTTGTCATCATTTTGTCATTATCCATGTGTTTGCGTGTCAATACATGTCTTTCGTATTGACTCTTTCGTGACGTATTATAGTCACATTTTTTACAATAAAAATCTTCGGAACTTTTTGGAACTAAAATGTCATTCATTTGTCCTCTAAAAATAGGACAGAAAAAGTTCCTAAGCAGTTTTCAAAAAAAAACAAAAAAAATTACAGTCACAATATTTTTAACATTGAAAATATTTTTAAGACCATAAAGCTCTAAAAGTGGAAAATTGCGATTTATTTTCCGTAAAACCCCTCCCTTTTGGGAAAATGGACATTTATTTTTGTCCATTTTTGACTTTTGGAAACACTTTTGGACTCGAAAAACTCCCCCTTTTTCGCCCTTACTGAGAATTCGCGCTTGGGGTTTTTAAAAATATTTTGTTATGACAATAGATAACAAAATAATTTGCGCGGTCGTATACTTTATTATTATGTAGCGTACATAAGGCCGCAATTTCCTCCAACAAATGTAATAAGATTAATTCTCTCTTCAAAAAGAGTGAGATCATAATTATAGTTATATATTCGCCAAGTAGGTTTGTTAATTCCAATTATGTTTTTATTTGCCGGATCGCAAATAGACAATGATTGTGCGTAAGGATCCACTGTGGGAATGACAGTTGAAAATTCCAATTCAATTGTTGTAAAACGACTCATATTAATCGCTCCAGCGGGCTGAGTGTCTAATGGTGAATTAGTCATTCCAAAACTATAAAAATATACGCCATCTGGTAAATTACTTCCTGTTCTTAACCATTTTTCAATGTAGTTATAAACACCGTAGGGTTGTTCGTTTTCTCTATAAGACCCATCTAACAATATTGACATTGCTGTTAAAATGGCATTTTGATTATCTAAGTTATAGTTTCCAGTAATATACCAACCTGTTAGCTGACCTGACGCGTTAACTCCTGGACCCACGTTGACTGTAGTAGTAGTTCCATCCTGATTATAACGAGTAATTGGATAGTAACCATCTGTAGGCGCGGGATAAATATCATACGGTAAGTAAGCATACGGCCAATTTGTATAATTCGTCCATTCATTGCGTAAATTCACATCACTTCTTTGGAAATAAAACATATAATTAGAAACCATTCCAACTGAATCCAATTGGACTTTATTTGAACCGGTAACATTATAGAATTTTTGTCTTCTAACTTGTTTAAATAAATACTTCTGTTCTTGAAGAGCAAATAACCGCGATTCTTCATTTGAAAGGAAACAATAAGTGCAATTTAAATGTATGTCGGCATTCCAAAGAGTTCTGGTATCATCATAATCCTCTAACGCGAGCGCGACTGATGGCGGCGTTTGTAAGAACCTATAAAACTGCATATACCATAAATTAAAATTTGGAGCAATATAAGGATAATTATTTGCGCTATCAAAAACATCACGAATGCGAAACAATTCTTGGATTGGTCTCATAGTAACATTAATGTGTAATTCATTATACTGAAGAGAAACAAGAGGAAACGCCATTTGAGTTTTATAACTAAACCAACTTCCAATAGGAATATATAAAATTCTACCACGTATTGAAGGCTCAGCCGCGCCCGATGCCCCCGCATAATAAGCATTTGGGTAAGAGTTAACACGCGCACCGGAGTTAGCTGGGTCGTTTAAAGAAGCCGTATTTCCAGTCATGTTATCAAATAAAACCTTTTTTGTTCCACCCAACTCACGCTCAACTAATAATTTAATATAGTCCCCAGTATACTCTTGTAATGTTTGATTTCCACATGTTATAGTAATATTGGATATCATTAATGCACCCAAATTATCAATCCATCTGAATTCATAAGGGACCCAAACACCAGAGTTATTCTGTTGAGTTTGTTGATCTGTATTTGGAGGCATAATTGGGCTCCAAATATTGGGTAACTCAACACTTAGATAACAATCCATTAATAAATCTGCATATCTCGGTATTTTGAAAGTAAAATTTGATTCCTCGCTTAAACGCAGCGTTCTAGACCCATCAAAATCAACTCTGAATTTTTGCATACCAAAATTTGTATAACGGGCATACGTAGCTTTAAAAAAAGTTTTTGAAGGGTTTCCATTTAATATTATATTCTGTTGACCTTCACTCACTAATTGCATTAATCCTCCGGCCATATTTTAGATAATATATTATACAGACAAATTATATTTTTAACTAATTTGAATGTTTAATTATATTATATAAAAATAGTTATATATAATAGATACTACGGATATGGATTCGGGAAGAAAAATGAATAATATATTAGACCTTGTTAAAAACGTAAAGGAAAATTTTGCAGGGTATATTTTGTTTAGCATGATAATATTATTTATAATAATTGTTCTGTTATACTATTTTTATATGAAAAATCTATTAGGAAGAGAATGTTCTGCGATGGATAGTAGTTTTTCTACATTAGATGGTTCTATTAAATCGTTGAATTCTACAGATCCAAATTGCAAATACACCTTCAAAGATTATTACATAAAAACTGCTTATAACTGTTGTAGTCCAGGAACATATAAGAATGATTATGTTTCAACATGTGCCCTAAAAGATATATTAAAGCAGGGTGTTAGAGGATTAGATTTTGAAGTATTCTCAATAGATAACCAGCCTGCTGTGGCAACGTCTACGATTGATAGTAATTATGTAAAAGAGACATATAACTCAGTACCATTTTCTGAAGTAATGAATATAATAACAAATTACGCATTTTCAAATAGCACAGCACCAAACCCAAGGGATCCTATAATATTACACTTGCGCTTTAAGAGCTCTAATCAAAAAATGTATCAAAACTTCGCTAACTTGTTAAAGAGTTACGAACAATATTTTTTAGGACCATCTTATAGCTATGAATTAAATGGCAAAAACTTTGGAAACACCTCATTATTAGAATTAACAAAAAAGAGTACAATTGTATTGATAGTTGATAAGTCAAATAACTCATTTTTAGACTGCAATGATTTCTATGAGTATGTAAATATGACGAGTAATTCCATCTTTATGAGATCTTTGCATTACTATGATGTTAAGAATACACCGGATTTACCAGAGCTGCAAGAATATAATAAACAAAATATGAGTATTTCTATGCCAGATATTGGAATAGACCCACCAAATCCTAGTGGATTGGTTTGCAGAGAAACTGGATGTCAATTAGTTGCTATGAGATATCAGAAAAACGATACTAATTTACAAGAAAATAAAGCATTCTTTGACAAGTGTGGGTATGCGTTCGCATTAAAACCCGAGAAATTAAGGTATATTGAAGTCGTTGTTGATGCTCCCACCGAACAAGATCCGGCCCTTTCTTTCCAAACGCGTAGCATAGAAACCGATTATTATGCGTTCAATATTTAAACAACCTTTCAAAAAAGTTGCATTTAATTATTGCATTATAAAAAATAAAAATAATACAATAATATAACAAAGAACATGCCTAAGACTAGAAAAAATATAAAACATTCAAAGAAACATTTAACAATGTGTAAAAGTCGGTATGCGTTATGTACGTCGGCGCCATGTAAACCAATAAAGAATAAACCAGGAAAATCTAGCTGTAAATGTACCGTAGAAAATGGATATAACTTTGCCACAAAACCTTGTAACACTTTACGCGCGCATAAAACAAAATTGGGAACACGCCGCATTTACTCAACTTTTTCTATCAATGAAATGAAACAAGGAAAAAAAATAACAGAGTGTTCTAAAAAGGCCGAGTGGTCCGACTGTTTAAATCATTTATGCAGTATTGATCCAAAGGATTCTAAAAAGGCAATATGTGAATGTACTTTAAGAAAATCCAACAAGGACTGGTTTACTATGGGAGCAAATAATAATAAAAAATACTGTCATATGAGTAAATGGTCGGGAGCCCATAAAAAAGATTTTTATAAAACAAGAAAATTTTGGAATGGTTATTTTAAAAATAAACCAAATTCTAACGGAAAAATGATTGGAAATCCAAAAAATATTATTAATAAATAAAAAATAAAAAATAAAAAAATTGAAAAAGGTATAAACTAAATTAAAATATACAAACAACACCATATCGCATCCCATGTTACAATCCGTGTTACAAACAGAACGTCCGGTATCTCCTTTTATTGCTTTTTGCAAGGCTAAGCGAGACGAGGTTAAGGCCGCTAACCCAACTGCAAAATTTGGAGATATGAATAAGCTGCTATCGGCTCTCTGGAAAGAACTAAGCGAGAACGATAAAATGGCTTATGTGAACTCCCATCAAACTGTAGATAAAAACAACAAGGATAACGAGCCCGGATTGCGTCGCTCAACAAGATTGAGAAACAAACGCCTTGGTCTAAATTTTTGGGGTAACAAGTTGTAAAAGCTAACAAAATGTTTTATCAGGCTATAATAGAATTCTCATAAATGCGAATAGCCGATTTTTTATTCTCAAAACCATTTACAATAGACCATTTATCAGAGGTTTTATTTTTATAATTTGAGAAAAACCAATGAATGTTATTTTTGGTTTCTTCGGATAACGACTCAATATCATTTATTGATTCGTAATCTTCTTTGAGAACGCATAAAATTTTTTCATCAAGCCCTTTTTCGTCAGACATAACCAAGACTCCAATAATATACACGTCATACCATTCATTCATTTTTAATTCCTTATCAGTAATAATAAGCGCATCAAGTTCGTCTTGGTCCATTGCTAATGTATTTTCAATAAAACCATAAGCAAATGGATAATAATATGGATATGGTAATACACGATCAAGTTCAAGCTTTCCAGTTTCTCTACTATATTCATATTTTTTGTTACTGTCCCGTTCAATTTCAATAAACACCCTAACTAGCTCTTCAGACATGTTATATAAGTTATATCTTATAAAATTCTTATAAATAATAAACGAGTAAAATAAAAACCTCCTTAAAATATCCCAAAACAAAATGTATATACTTTTTTCTCTCAATATTATAAGACATAAAGTAAATGAAAAACATATGCGATAAATCAATGAGTTTCCAAGAATGTGAATTGGCAATATTAAGAAGTGCAGTGGATAAAGCCGAGGAGCGTTCTGGGAGGGCTGTAGCCAATTCAGCAGAAGTTAAAAAAATTATTACTATTGTTGAGAACTTTATCCGAAGAAAAAAGGTCATATGCTATGGTGGAACTGCAATTAATAATATTTTACCAAAACAAGACCAATTTTATAATACCGAAGTAGAAATACCAGATTATGATTTCTTCTCTCCTAATGCGTTAAATGATAGTAAAGAACTAACCGACGATTATGTGAATGCCGGGTTTTTAGAAGTGGAAGCAAAATCCGGGCAACACAAGGGAACCTACAAAGTATTTGTTAATTTTATTCCAGTAGCAGATATAACATTTTTACACAGAGAGATATATAAATGTGTTAAAAAAGAGGCAATTAAAGTAGATGGTATTTTATACGCACCACCAAACTATTTAAGAATGTCAATGTATTTAGAACTTTCTCGCCCAGCCGGAGATGTTTCTCGTTGGGAAAAAGTGTTAAAACGACTCACTCTACTCAATAAGAATTATCCATTAAAATCGGCGCACTGCGATGATTTAGAACCTTTTCAGAGAGAAATGATAAATAAAGAAGACGAGGATAGTATATTTGAAATTGTTAGAAACTCGTTTATAAATCAAGGAGTAGTATTTTTTGGAGGATATGCGATAAGTCTTTACTTGCATTACATGCCAAAGCATTTACATAAGAAGTTGGAAAAGATTCCTGATTTTGATGTTTTATCTGAGGATCCAAAGAAGACTGCGGAGATTTTGAAAGAACGTTTGCGAGACGCTGGATATAAAACAGTTAAATTAATAAAACGCAAAGAAATAGGCGAAATAGTGGCTCCACACTATCAAATTATGATAGGTGCCGACACGATCGCCTTTATTTATAAACCAATTGCTTGTCATAGTTATAATATAATTAATGTTGATAAACAGCAAGTCAAAGTTGCTTCTATTGACACTATGTTAAGTTTTTATTTGGCATTTTTATATTCTGATCGTAATTATTATGACACAGAGAGAATAGTTTGTATGGCACAGTTTCTATTTGACGTTCAGCAAAAGAATCGTTTACAACAAAAGGGGGTTTTGCGTAGATTCAGTATTAATTGCTACGGACATCAACAAACTGTAGAAGAAATGCGCGCAGAAAAGGCAGATAAATTTAAAGAACTAAAAGATCATAAAAAGAAAAAAGACGATGAGTATGAAGAATGGTTTCTGCGTTATAGACCAGCGGATACATTATCTGAAAAAGAAAATAAGAACAGAGAGAAAAAAACCGGAAAAGCTTCTTTGAAATCAACGACAAGAACAAAAACAAAAACAAAACCCCGCGCCGAAAATCAAAACAAAAACAAAGATAAAAACAAAAACAAAACCAAAAAGAGGGGGCGAGGTGGATTGTTTTATTAGAAACAATAAGAATCTATAAAAACAAAATATAACTCTTTTATTATTTTTGATATTATTTTTAAAATAATATGCTGTTGAATTTCCGTTGAAATGTATTGTTTTAAATAGTAGGACAGATAGACTATATAAAAAATTATTTTTTCTATAGCCACTTTTATGAAATAATTATGAAATGTTTGATATAACGACCAACTATTTACATAACTACACATCTGTGTGCTATGCTGTTTAATATAAAACAAATGGATATCCAATAACCCGGCTAAAATCCTATGAAAATTTGTTTTTTCATTTTTAACCGATAACAAGTATCCTATTTTATCTGAACTAAACAAATCCAAGTATAGCAGTTTTCTATTTTGTTCTTCTGAAAAAATATATGGATTTACTCCGTCACAAAACCTATTTTTATATACAATGTTTCCATCTGCAATAAATGGCACAAACCCCGATTTATATATGGAATCAAATATATCCTCAATATTTTTATATTTACTTTTAATTATTTTTTTGCCTTTTTTGATATCATAATAGGTTATATAAACCCGACCATTATAATTTTTCAAAAGATCAGCCTCGTTTTTGTTTTCATTTTTAATAAACTGTTTTATTCTATTAAAACACAACTTAAAGGCGTTTAAGTTGCGATGTTCTTTAAACTGTTTAAGAAGTATAGAATATAACTCAGGCATTAGATCAAGAGCATTAAGTTTATATAATAAAATACATACTGAACTAATACTACAACAAGATATTTTATGTATTTTAATATATTTTTTGGATTCCATTTCTTTCAGAAAGTAAAGCGCCCCAATCAAGTAACTGCCATTAAATATTCCACCATCTAATACTAAATTGATATTCTCTGTTTTCTCAATCGGTGGTATATTTACTATTAAGTTTTGGACGTAATTCTCTATAATTTGCATATGTTCTATTTGTTAATAAAAAAGGATAACAAATATAAACAAAAAATACGAATAAGAATGCGCGAAACAAAATGAAACATAATAAATACTTAAAACAAAATCGGTAGTAAATATTATACTAGCAATATGTCAACAATCGCAAATGAATTATGCGCTTTTTATTGCCTGTCTTACAAAAATGAAGAAAGAAAAACTGCGCTTGCAAATAGGTTCGCCAAATTAAATATAAATGTTGTATTTTATGATGGAGTAAGTTTTGATGATCCGAGAATAGACGGGATATTAGAAGATCACGATCATAAAAAAACGTGGTCTTACACCTACGGTCATTTTGATATGATAAATAAGTTTTTAAATGAAACTGACAAAGAATACGGAATCTTCTGTGAAGACGATATAAATTTACATAAGGAATTTGCAAATGATATACCAGCACTAGTTGAAGATTTTAAAGAAATGAACTTAGATCTTCTGCTATTGGGATATTTAACACATTTTAAGATAGAAGATTATTTTTATGAGTTTGAGTTAAAGCAGGATTTTTCTTATAAAAACAGAGTTCGTAAATATCATAAATATCCCGATGATTTATGGGGGGGTCAGATGTATATGTTATCCCGAAAACAAGCGACTTTTTTAATAGAAAAATATTATAATGGATATGCGGTACAAACGTTAAATCCCGAAGCACATATGACACCATTTTGTTCTGATTGGACGATAACAAAAGAAGGAAATAGAGCGTTAGTTTATCCTATGTATGCGGTGGAAGACGGAAAAACAAATTACGAAAATGGAGGACAACATAATTTTCATCAAGATTGTTTCAAATGCAACTATGATCCCGAACAATTTATTTAGGATTTCTTTTTACCTTCATAATTTTTAACTTAATAATTTTTACTCAAAACTTTTCATTTTTCATTAATGTTGACATAAACATTGATGGTTCTTCTTTATTCATGACATAACAATTTATAATTTCCGCTGGAGAGTAAAATTTATCCCGAATCTTTTTGAGTTTTCTCTCATCAATATTTTCATTATAATATCGTTTATACATTTGGCGAATGATATTATGAGAAGCGTTATCCAATTTAAGAGTAATATCTATTCTACCGGGTCTAATTAAAGCCGGATCTAACATATCATAGTGATTACTGCTAATGCCTAATATTCTTCCGGGAGTTTCTTTCAGACCATCCCACAAGTTTAGAATGTCATCTAATGTAATTGGATCATCTTCTGTTGTTTTTGTAACGCTTGCCAATAACTTATTTTGTTCTTCATTTGCTTCAACAAATGTTTGAATTACGTCGGCTACATTAACAGTTGACGTTGGTGATAATGAATTTAAATTCAGTTTCTTTCCAATGCTTGTTACACATTTATCCCTTTTATCTTCGCGTTTCCACACTATCTCTCCTAGACAATCTATGTCTTCAATAATAATAATTTTTTTATCAAAACCAACACTGTGATTCTTATTATCTGAATTGTATCTATCTTCAAAAAAGAAATCGTCCAATTGTCGGCGAGTCTTTATTAACTTCAATGAGAGAACAACTAAATGCCTACCGGTCATATTTGCAAGACATTTGAAAAAGGATGTTTTTCCAGTTCCTGGTGGACCATGCAGACCAATTCCGAGTGAATAAGGAATTCCCATTTCGTAATACCATTCTTTATTGTCAAGAAAAAACTGAATTTTATCTACTATTTGTTTTTGATTTTCAAAGAACATATTATTAAATGTTCGCGTGCTATCAAATGGGTATTCAGCCCAACATTCATATTTATAATCCTCATATTTTGTTTTTATTAAAGTATATATAAACTTTTGGCTATTGCGGCTCTTTTCAATCGCTTTTATATATGTTTCAGTTAAGTTAGTAACATAATTTTTTATGCCACATGTATTTGTTTCATAAGAATAAAGAGTTAATGTAATTTTATCGGTTTTAGTGGTTTGTTTATCTTTTTCGCTACCACCGGAATCTTCAGTATAAAAGTCGGCAATAGCGTATATCTGGAGTTCTTTATTATATAAAAACGGCCTTTTTTGAGAGACTATATACATGTCAGATTCATCGTCTTCATCATCTTTGTCGCGAAATTTATCCATTGCTATATAAAGTTCTTTTAACTCGCGAATAGATTCAATTTTATCCATTTTTTTAACAATATCACTCCATAATGCTTTGCAAGAATTGGTAAAACAAGATGATACTACTGGATAAAGATTATAAGTACCAATGCTAGAACAACGTTTACCTTCATAGGTGATTGAATATTTTTTATAGAATAGACTTTTAACAGCATCATGAAAATCTATATTCCATGGTCTATTAAATAAATTATTTTCATATAATACCTTCACAAAGTAACTTATTGCCACAAATCCTAGCGTTGAAAAAATAGAGTCAACAACAGCATTTCCAGTTTTCATTCTCTGGAAAAGTGAAATTTTAATAGAGTCATTAAATGTGGTTTGTAATATATCAGACAAATCAAATCCAGGCATAAATATATTAAAACGCAAAATAGGTTTAATATATTTTATTAATTACTTAACTTTCATCTTAAGATGTATAAAAGACTCGTTTTAATTTATACTCTCTCATACATTTGCTAAGAAAACACGCGCATTTCGCGCATGGTTTTGAATTTACATAAACACCATCATTTTCACCCCTGCCAAATTTCATAATATACATATCAGCGTCTTTCATCTTGTTATAATTTCCAAGAGATCTTACAACATTTTCTTCTGCATGTAAATTTCTATCCGTGTGAAGATACGTGTTATAATAACTTTTACTGGTTTCTTGTCTATAACCAATGCGATTTACTGCGGTGGCTATAATTTTTCCTCTTAAAACAATAACCGCAACATGCGCGATAACGTTGGCTAACCGAAACCGTTCAAACCGCCGGTCGTATTTAATTTCATCTAATACTTTTGTTATATCTGAGTTTGGCATACCTAATGCACGACTATTACTATATCTTCCATTATTTTTATATATGTTTTCAATAATTTTTATTTTTCCTTGTTTTATTGTTCTTTATTATTTTCTTAGCTGTAGTTTGTTTATGAGTTTTGTCCGACAATCTAGGGTGTTTGATTGTTTCCACGCCATAAGTTTTCAAATAAGTTTTATTTGTTTTTTCAACCAAGTTGATATAGTCTTTATTTCTATTATATAGATTTAACAAAGACTTTAAATATGTTTTATAATCACGAATGCCAACGCCACCGTTTTTATTATTATTAATCTTTGTTTTACAAGAAAATCTATCATAGCGAAGATTTTTTCCGTATAATTTATAAGATTTTATAGAATAATCATAGTCTTCCACAGCCCATGTGTCTGCAGAACGAACTATTTTGGGATTGGGTTTAAACATAAATAAAGGGCCAACTGCATAATAAAATCCTTCTTTAAATTTTTTACTAGATGCTTCATTTCCCCTCATATAAAATTCATTTCCGGTCGGATTAAAAGACATGAGGCCATAAGGGGAATTTTTTAAATATTCAGCACACTTTTCTAGAGCATCTTTCACTGATTTATCATAATATATAAATTTATCAATATCATCATGAACATAAAACACTATATCACTTGGTTTATAATAACGATTGATGAAGTTGTTGATTTGAACGATCCCTTTTACCCCTTTTACTACCTTTACTTTTTTTCCTAGACCATTTTTATAATTATCTAATGCTTCGCGATATAACTTGTATTGTTCTTGGTTTGCGACGAATACAGTAATTATTGAAAAATCTATATGCGCATTATCTAATAAAGTAAGGGTTTTATTAATTAATTGATCTATTCTGTTATAAGATGGTATGGCGATTTTATACATTTATATATTATACAAATATATTAAATAAAATGGGGTGTGTGGGATTTCAACCCATCAAAGTTTTGTCTCCATTTTCCCCCCTACTTTTTTTCACTTCTAAATTTCTTTAACGTTTTATTATGTCTCTCCATGTATTTTTTTGTTTTATTCTTTGTTTGTTCCCATATATTTTTTCTTAAATAGCACACTATAGATAAGCGTTTTGTGTCGGGTTCTTCTATTTCAATTGGTAAATTAGCATGAGGTTGGTGAACGTCCATAAACAAAACATCTCCGGTTCTGACATCAACGCCAATTCCGTATTGCGGAAAACAAGTCTCGCCTCCTTTATATTTTCCACGTTCTATAACAACCAAATTCCCAAAACCTTCTTCATCGTCGCCCTTGTCTGTATGCACCGCTGTTTGAAAGTTAACGTTAGTTGTTACTGTTGTAAATGACGTGCCAGTTATTTTAAAAGGAGTTTGATTTGCCTTTCTCCTTTGTTTTGCATATTCTGCAGGAGCAAATTTCTTATAGTAATTATCAATCTCTTTAATCAACGGAACTAATTTTTTAAAATTATCCGGATAATCCATATTAAAGCGAGTTTCTCTAACACTGGTTGTACTTTTAAAACCTCTCTTTTTAAAGATCATTTTTTGTCTAGCTGAAAATTTATCAAAATAGCCCAGAATGTTTGTCATTATTTTTGGGTTATCGTTGATATTCTTTTTTTTACTAGAAGAGGCAGACCCGCGATTAGATGTTTCATTTTGGGCGAAATCAATTACATTATCATAAAACGCATCTACGTTAGCCTTTTTTAATTTATCCTTTCTAAATCTTAATAGTATTTTTCCATCCTTGTCATAAACATCCGCGTCATCTTTTATTATTAATTTTATATCATCAGGTTTTAATTTTTTATCCATAACCTTTTCCATTTTATCATCGTCGTAGTCTTTATCAACGTGATATATTGTTACATTTCCTTTTTTTTCTTTTTTAATCAACATATATATAACAATACTATAAAAACATTTCAGAACACCTCTAAAATCTACTGAAGTGTTGGGAAATTTTTGTTAACATGTAATATAATATGCCAAATAGCGCGCTAGTAAAAACGAATCCATATAAATTTATATTACCGTCCTTAGAAAATAAAGCTGGAAAAAATTTATATAAATAGCGTTTAAAAATGGGTAATTGAAATAAAAAATACATAACTGCAATTAATAGCGGCACTTGAATTTCTTCATACAACTGATCCAAACTGTCTCCATATTGGGCGCTTTTGTTATAATTACGTATGATGTCGTCATTATCGTCTTCCTGCGAAATATAGTCATTATTAGATGCGGGTGGTATGTAATTCGGCTGAACTTGTGGGTCCTGCATAATATTTTCAGTGCTGCGAGAAATGTCCCGAGACGGGAGTTGGGTTGCTCCAGTAGAGCCTGCTTGTTGTAGCCCGCTAACTATTTGATTAATTGTTGATTGGTCTAAAGATAC